GAGAAAATTTTAACAAGGCTAAAAGAGGGAGAAATACCCACGGCTTATCGCATGTTAACGTATGCTTTGAGACCCGCCGTTGTATAAAGACTCAGCTCGTGGTACCGGACAACCGCCACTGTAATGCTGTAACGTTAAGTGAACTGATCAACTCAGATAATGTTCATTTTTTGCCCGCCAGGGCAAAGTGTGACTGAACAATCTAGATAATATTTACAGTGCTTCGCACTTAATAGTTCTTATAAAAAAGAAACAATATGTGTTAGAGCGATAGCGATAACACAGAAGAACGTTAGTTCTTCTTCATAAGGTTGATAAATATCACATAGAGGATATACAAATGAAGATTTACGACATAATTAGCGAGGATGCAGTTCAAGAAGGTGCTGTTGATCTATTAAAGCTGGCGGGTAGGGGTATTGCTTCCGGAGCTAAATGGGTAGCGCAAACTGGATCACGCAGAGACCTAGTTAATATGATGTCACAAAATAGTCAGATCATCCGTAACACACTACGTGGAACTCAGCCCACTGTTGCTCAAATTGAAGCAACATATGGCCCACGTGCCGCAGAGATATATTCTAAAGATCCTAACTTCATGGCCAAAGTTCTTAAGCAATTTCACGCTGATAGACTTGCAAAACGAGGCCCACCACCACCTCCGCCGGGACCAACTCCGCCAGGACCGACTCCACCGATACTTCCTGCTGCAACATCTTTAATAAGTAAAATTCCAGTAACTGGACTAGTGGCCAAGGCTATTTCTGTATATGGAATTTATGATATGGTTCAAGACTACAACAAAGGTATGGATTATTTTGATGAGCAATTAAAAAACGGAATGTCTCAAGAAAAATACAATGCTGGTGTTGCTCATTTAAAATCAACATTAGTATTTCAAATTGCCGCTTTTGGGCCTATATTTTCTATATTAAAACATTCAACCGGATGGACTGCCCTGGGAGCAATGCTTAGGGGTAGTGGGTCTTCATTCGCGCAAAAACTTGGTGCCAATATGGGATCAATGAGTTCAGTTGCCCGTGCAGCACTTATCTCATCATTAAATACTAAAGAAGCTAGAGAACTTTGGTCTGATATGTGGGCAGGTAGTATGATGGACACTGTTGGAAGAATGACATACGATGGTGTTACTAGTTTATTTAAAGCGGCTGAAACAAAAGCTAGAGAAAAAATTACCGGACAGCCGGCTGACACAACTAGTGATCCTGCAGCTCCAGCAGAAAAAGATGCAACGTCAACTGCTAAACCAGAAACACCTGCTAGTACGAACACATCACCTTATAAATCAGAAGTACCTAGTACTTCAACTTATAAAGGTAATCCAATGTTTAAAGGCATTAATTAAACAAACGGTTGTTGCATTACTTTAGATAATTCCATATTATCTGAAATAATTTTATACATTAGTGTTCGGTCTTCATAGCTGTAGGTATGCATTAGATCATTAATACTAACGCCACCTCGCATATACCAACTAATTCTAAACAATTCTTCTTTAAAGTCGATTGCTTCTTTATCAAGCCTAACTAGATACTCTTCAATTTCCTGGGTGGATAATCTAGTTAGGCTGTTGCGAAAAAAGATGAATGATCTAACGCAACACGAAGTGTGTTTTCCTTACCACAACTTTCACACTGCGCTAGTTGCGGAGGAGTTTCCCATAGTTGTGTGTTCTTATCAATGTGGACTTTAATCTGATCAAACGTGGATTTTTCAGTATTAACTAACCACTCATTAATAAATGCTCGTTCATTAACAATAGTAGATCCTACTTCAATAGCAGTGATGTTAGCTGAATATACTTCTACTTGTAAAGATCCGTATGCTTCATATAATCTTGACATTTCTTTAGATTTTTCAACACTATCTTCAATAGTAGCCGCTGATTCTAATTTTTGTCGTAATTCAAAATTACGTTGACTAAATTCTGTAACTTCTTTATAGCACAACGGTCTCAATTTTACAACTACATCTTTTAATACAGCACGGCTATCAAAAGTAATATGATTATAGTAATCAATAATTTTTGAAAGTTCAAGATCATATTCATTTTCTGTTTGACAATGCTCACATGTATGGCCAACCGTAATAGAATTAGTATAGGTAGCAATACGTATAGCCGCTAATATTAATTCTAAATCTAAGTTACTAACTGTCCACCCGTCGGTAATCGATGGGCAACAACTTTCAATGACTTTAACGGTACTTTCGCCAGTGAGTAACGCATCTGGAGTTTTTATTAGTATTTCGTCCATGCCATTCATACCGTATACTGGCAACTTAGTAACATCCCCGGTAATTTCTCCGGGATTATTGTACTGACCTTTACTGGGTAAATTAATAAAGATTTTAGGTTGACGAAAGAACTTCTGTAGTGGATTATTGGCCATATTTGACTCCGGATAAATATATCATATAGTATTTATATACGCATATTTTTAGGAAAATATAATGGTAACAAAAGTTGCTGACATGACGGTTGACGAATTCTCGGAATCTATTGCTAAAGCAATAGGCGGAAAAGGTGGATCTCCTACTCCCACTCCTTCTGCTACACCAGCGGCCACTACATTTGGCTTTACAGCCGGCTGGGACAAAGCACTTGCGGAAGGCATAACCGGTGTTAGTAAACTTGGCAGTTCAAGCTCAGCCACTGCTAGTGCTGTTGGGTTAGTTGGAGCGGCACTAGGAAAACTACCAATTGGCGCAAACAGCGCGGTGGCAGCGTTTGGAGCTGTAGATAAAGTTGTAACAGGGTCAGTTGACAGTTATCAAAAGCAATTAAATGCTGGTACTGCTTTTACTGGTGGCCTGCTAGACATGGAAAAAACTCGTGCTCGAAGTGGATTATCACAAGAGCAGTTTGCTAAACAGCAAGAGGATATGGCTAAGAACTTGATTAGCGTTAGCGGCCAAAGTGGCGAAGCTATGAAAAAGTTAACCAGCTTCCAGGACGAGTTTAAAAAGACAGATGTTGCTAAACAACTACAATCGACATTTGGTCTATCATCGGAACAGCTGGCTACCTATACTAATACTTGGATTACGCAAAACGGAAATATAGACTTAAACGATAAAAAAGCAAAAGATGCTGCACTAAGATCTCTTGAGAAAATGACGGAAAGTACTATTCAGCAAAGTCAAGCAACAGGCCAAAGTACAGATGTAATTAACAAGCAAAATCGTGCGATGAATGAAAGTCTTCAAATGCAGCTAATGCGTTTGGAAGGTGATGAAAAACAAAATGAAGCACTAAGTGATCTCATGCCCCAGTTAGTTGGGCTTGGTCCAGCATTACAGAATCTTGCGCTTGAAGCGGCATCTGATATGGGTGTTACTGGCGATAAAGCAGCCATGACTCAGGGCGCCCTAGGATCGCAAGGTGTCGAGTTTAGTGACGCTATTAGAAACTTAAAAGATGTAACTGAACGTGGCGGGTCACCAGAAGAGAAAAAGGCAGCAGAAATGCGTCTTGAAACGGCAAAGATGGAAGTTAACACTTTGATGCGTTCAAGAGAATTTACGCAGATGGCAGAAGTTGAACGCAGAGGCGGACCATCCGGTACTAACGGAGCAATGTTAGAACTAATGAAAGAAAGGATGCCAAACTTACAAAAAGAAAAAGCACAATCTATTGATCTTCAACGTCAAGGTTTATCAGGCGATCCTCAGCAAGTAGCGGCATACAGTAAAGAACAAACAAATAGAGCCATAGCAGGTGTTGATGCTAATGGTAATAGACGAGCCGGTGATGAAGCATTGGCCGCAGGTAATCAAGCAAATACTCGAGTTAGAGACGAGATGATCAACGCCGAAGTTAAAGCTATTGGCGGAGTTATCAAAGGATTAGATAATTTTGCTAGCAAGTTAAATGAAGTATCAGGAAAAGTCGGCGGCGGTAGATACACATCAGGAGACATTGCAGGTAATCCTGCTACCGGACAAAAACCATTAGGCCAACAGCAAACAGAAAACACTCCGAGGGTTCCGAACTTATATCCACCAAAGCGTCATACTGGAACCGAAGGTGAAATTAATTCAAGATTTGAACCAAAAGATGCAATACTGAGTATTTCCAAAGGTGAGAATGTATTAGATCCGTCAAAGGCTAAAAAATATGATGCTATTGGCGGTGAAGCAGGCTTAGACAAAATGATGGCTGGAATGAAACCGCCAGCTATTGATGTTAAATCATTAACTGGAGGAATGGATCCAAGTAAGATGTTTGGGGACATGCAGAAGCAAATGACACCTATGATGGAAAACATGCAGAAGCAAATGAGTCCTATGATGGAAAACATGCAGAAGCAAATGACACCTATGATGGGCGACATGCAAAAGCAGATGTCTAGTACGTTTAGCAATATGAAGATGCCAAGCGGCTTTGATGATAAGAAACTTACCAGCATGATTGGTAATATTAAACAGCCTGATCCGGGACAGTTGGCCAATATGGCTAAGTCTATGATACCACCAGCTGACAATTCAGCGGCATCAGCATCGAGAGATATGATTAGTAACTTAAAAAATGCTACATCCTCTATGGCTCAATCGTCCAAACCTCCTGAATCAGCGGCACCAACATCGGTAACCACAGAAGAACCAACTAATATTGCTCCACCAGTAGCTACAGATTCATTCAATAGTGACGTACTAAATGCTTTAAATAACTTAAATAAGCTAACAGCACAAAGTCTTGATGCGCTTGTTCGAACCGCAGGTCACGCTGAAAAGACAGCAGGTGGCATTGACGGGTTAAGTGGCAATAGATTTGGCTAAAGGATAAATGAATGAGTTGGAAAAAGTATTTTACGCCAGTACCAGTAGGGTCTTCTTTAAGTCCAATCTCTGGTTCTGAAAATAACAGCAAAGCTGGGCCTGCTAAATCAAACTATAGTAGCTATCTTCCCGATGTTTATTCAGGTAGCCCTAATCGTATTGAACGTTATCAGCAGTACGAAGTAATGGATAGTGATCCGGAAGTTAATGCGGCCCTAGATATTCTAGCTGAATTCTGTACACAAAAATTAAAAGACGGTAAAACTCCATTTAGTGTCAGCTGGAGACATCGTGCTACTAATGCCGAAATACGTATTCTAGCCGAATACATGCAACAGTGGACTAAAATACAACTCTTTGACACACGTATCTTCCGTATTATGCGTAACACATTCAAATACGGTGATGCTTTCTTTATTCGTGATCCAGAAACTCAAAAATGGTCTTACGTTGATCCAAGTAAAATTGTTAAAATCATTGTAAACGAAAGTAATGGTAAAAGCCCCGAGCAATATGTTATTAAAGATCTAGCACCTAACTTTGAAAATTTAGTTGCTACACAAATTACTCCTAATATTAATCCACGTCAATCAGGTGGCGGCATCACTAGCGGAGCAGGATATCTTGGCCAACAAGGCGCACAAAAAGGGTCAAGCGGCCCTTATCCTAGCAGTTCTAGTGGTAGTCGCTTTGGTACAACCGAAACTGAACACGCAATTGATGCTGAACATATTGTACATTTAAGTTTAAGCGAAGGTTTAGACAATAACTTTCCATTTGGCAACAGCTTATTGGAGAACATCTTTAAAGTTTATAAACAAAAAGAACTATTAGAAGATGCTATTTTAATCTATCGTATACAACGTGCTCCAGAAAGACGTGTATTCCACATTGACGTGGGCAACATGCCAAGCCATTTAGCTATGGCATTTGTAGAACGTGTTAAGAATGAAATACATCAAAGACGTATTCCAAGCCAAAGTGGTGGTGGACAAAACGTTATTGACTCAGCATATAACCCTTTAAGTATTAACGAAGACTATTTCTTTCCGCAAACAGCAGAAGGTCGTGGTTCAAAAGTAGAAACACTGCCAGGCGGAACCAATTTAGGTGAAATTGATGACTTAAAGTACTTTACTAACAAGTTATTCCGTGGTCTGCGCATTCCAAGTTCCTATCTGCCAACAGGCGCAGACGACTCGCAAGCGTCATATAATGACGGCCGAGTAGGTACAGCATATATTCAAGAACTACGCTTTAACAAGTACTGTGAACGCTTACAAAGTCTTGTAACATCAGTGTTTGATGAAGAATTTAAAATGTATATGAGCGCAAAAGGCTTAAACATTGATTCAAGTTTGTTTGAATTGAAGTTTAATCCACCTTTAAACTTCGCAAGTACACGTCAAAGTGCGCTTGATGGTGAACGTATCAACACATTTAATACCATTCAAGCAGTGCCTTACATGTCAAAACGCTTTGCGTTGAAACGATTCTTAGGTCTAACAGACGAAGAAGTAGCAGAAAATGAACGCATGTGGGGCGAAGAAAGCGGAAAAGGCCAACCTACATACACCGATGCCGCTGGAGAATTACGTTCAGCAGGACTAAGTGCCGCAGGTATTGAAGGTGACTTGGGTATGTCAGGAGATTTAACAGCACCTGACGGTATGGAAGGCGATATAGACGGAGCAGACGCCGCTGGCGGAATGGCTCCAGCAGTGGCTCCAGGCCCTGCTACACCACCTGCCGCATAAATACATCATGATCCTTAGAGAATTATTTTATATTGACCCTGATACTAGACATACCGCTAACGACATGCGGTATGATCCTAAACGCGACTCAGGTGTAGTTAAGAGAAGTGATACTCGTAAAACTAGATTGACACTACGTCAAATAAACCAACTTCGCAAATCAAGCGAAGCACACATCTTAGAACAAGAAACAGAATTAAGTTTTATTAACACAATGTATGCAACGCCGGCACCGGCGGCATAAATAACTCGATTTAATAAAAACTAGTCGTTTTTAGGCTATATCGTACCGCTTTTGTAATTAAAGTGTAAATATAATACAGCCTTGTATAACCATCATTCACAGGAGATCTAACAATGACTGACCGTACCCAATTTGAAGCCATGCTTGAGGCATTGATCAATGAAGATCAAGAAACAGCAAAAGAAATTTTCCACAATATCGTAGTAGCAAAATCACGCGAAATCTATGAAGAACTTTTAGAAAGTGACTTTATGGAAGACGAAAAAGAAAAGAACCCGTTTAGTGATGACGAAGACGAACAAAAAGATGAGTCAATGGATGACGAAGAAGATACAGAAGCAAATCCATTTGGTGCTGATGATTCTGAAGATGACGCAGAAGCTGATGACGCAGAAGGCGAAGAAGATGACATGGACGCCGACAGCGAAGAAGACCCATTCGGCGGAGAAGATGACGCAGAAGGCGGTGACATGGAAGACCGTGTTATGGACCTAGAAGACGCATTAGACGAATTAAAAGCTGAATTTGAACAGTTAATGGCTGACGAAGAAGGTGACGACATGGGCGGTGACGACATGGGCGGAATGGACGACATGGGCGGAATGGACGACATGGGCGGCGACGAACTAGATAGCGAAGAAGATCCAATGGCTATGATGGAATACACAAAGAAAGTTGGTCTTCCAAAACACGGCGACAACGGTGCTAACGCACGTTCAATCGTGGCTAAGCCAAACAGAATGGGTGGCACAAGTGCTAACATTGCTAAGTCATTCTCAACAGAGAAAGGCGGCACTGAAGGTGGTTTAGCAAGTCCTAAATCAGGTGACTTGACAAGCGGCTTAGGCAAGATCCACAACCGTAAAGACTCAAACGCAGGCAAGACAGCGTTCAAGAAAAGTGAACCAGGTCATGGTGCTGAGAAAAAAGGTAAGGGCGAAGTAGGCGGCGTTGATAAGAGAAGTCTTATTGGCGGGCGCAATTAATTAGAAGATGACATTGAAAAATATGTTATATCTCCGAGAGAATCTCAGTTTCAACGAAGCAAAAATGATCGTTGAGTCTGATGACAAAGACGGGAAGAGCTTATACATGTCCGGGATTTGTATCCAGGGCGGTATACGTAACGCTAACCAGCGTGTCTACCCTGTGAATGAGATTGGCAAGGCTGTCAAAACCCTAAACGATCAGATTCAAAACGGTTATTCAGTTCTCGGAGAAGTAGATCATCCAGATGATCTAAAAATTAACCTGGACCGAGTCAGCCACATGATAACAAATATGTGGATGGACGGCCCTAACGGTTACGGGAAGTTGAAAATACTTCCTACCCCAATGGGACAACTAATTCGCACAATGCTGGAAAGCGGAGTGAAATTAGGAGTTAGCAGTCGCGGATCCGGAAACGTCAAAGATGACGGCTCCGGTGAAGTATCGGATTTTGAGATTATCACAGTAGATATGGTAGCTCAACCCAGTGCGCCTGGCGCATACCCAACACCAATTTATGAACACCTGATGAATAGTCGCGGTGGATTAAATGCCTTACGCATAGCGCAAGAGGTGAAAGGTGATCCTAAGGCACAGAAATATCTCAAAGAGAGCTTATTAAATATAATAAGCAAACTCCAATAATAAGGAGAATCACATGTTGGATGCACTAAAATCGTTATTTGAGAACAATGTGATTTCAGAAGAGATCAAAGAGTCAATTGAAACCGCTTTCGAGGGTCGTATCAACGAAGCTCGTGAACAAGTGGCTGTTCAATTACGCGAAGAATTTGCTCAGAAGTACGAGCATGACAAGAACACTATGATTGAAGCTGTTGATCGCATGATCACAGACCAATTAGCTAGTGAACTTGTTGAATTTGCTGACGACCGCAAGCAATTAGCCGAAATGAAAGTCAAGTATGCTAAGAAGATGAAGACAGAAAGCGCAGTTATGAAGCAATTCGTAACACGTCAACTAGCTTCTGAAGTATCTGAGTTACATGAAGATCAAAAGGCAATGGCTAGCAAGTTTGGTAAATTAGAACAATTCGTAGTAGAAGCTCTTGCTCAAGAAATTACAGAATTTTACAAAGACAAACAAGACTTGGCTCACACCAAAGTTCGTTTAGTTCGTGAAGGTCGCGAACAACTTAAGAAAGTTAAACACCAGTTTGTAGAACGTGCAGCAGGAATGGTTGATCGTGTTGTTAGTGAAAGCCTAAACGCTGAACTATCATCATTGAAAGAAGACATTGATGCCGCTCGTAGAAACGACTTCGGTCGTAAGTTATTCGAAGCTTTTGCTTCTGAATATCAAACTAGTTACCTTTCTGAGAAATCAGAAACTGCAAAATTACTCAAGGTCATAGACATGAAAGAGTTAGCAATTGCTGAAGCCGCGCAAGCTGCCGCAGACGCTGTTGCTCTAGTAGAAAGTAAACAAGCAGAAATTGTGTCTTTGAAAGAAGCACAGACAAGAAAACAAATCATGAGTGAATTACTTGCTCCTCTAAACACAGAGCAACGTGATATCATGGGTGAATTAATGGAGAGTGTAAAGACTACTAAACTTAACGAAAGTTTTGAGAAGTATCTTCCATCAGTTATTTCTGGTGGTAAAGCTCCGCAGAAGAAACAGGCACTAGTAGAGGCTAAAGAAATTACCGGAAACAAAGTTTCCAACAGCAACCGTAGCAGCGAGGTAGACAACAATATCGTTGATATCCGTCGCCTAGCTGGACTAAAATTTTAAGGAGAAATTAAATGTCAGAACTACTTAATGGCCGTTGGGCAGAAACTAAAGAAGCCCTATTAGAAGGCTTATCAGGCACTAAAAAATCAGTAATGGGTGTTACACTTGACAATACTCGCAAGTATTTGATGGAATCCCCAACTGCTGGTGCCACTTCTGCCGGCAACGTCGCAACACTAAATCGCGTGATTCTTCCAGTAATCCGTCGCGTTATGCCAACCGTTATCGCTAACGAGTTAGTTGGTGTACAACCAATGACTGGACCAGTTGGCCAAATCCATACTCTACGTGTTCGTTACGCAGACAATGGCAATGGCGTTGTAGCTGGTGAAGAGGCTCTAAGCCCATTCAAAATTGCTGAAAGTTACTCAGGTAACAACGCAGATCCAGCGAAAGCCGCTTCTACAGCAACTCTTGAAGGTGCTGCAGGTAAGCGTATGTCAATTCAGATCTTGAAACAGACTGTTGAAGCCAAGACACGTAAGTTAAGTGCTCGTTGGACTTTCGAAGCTGCACAAGATGCTCAAGCTCAGCAAGGTATTGATATCGAAGCTGAAGTTATGGCTGCATTGGCACAAGAAATCACAGCTGAAATCGACCAAGAAATTCTTGCTTCATTAGCAAGTTTAGCTGGTTCAGCAACAGAAGTTTATGACCAAGCAAACGTTAGCGGTACAGCTACATTCGTTGGTGACGAGCATGCCGCATTGGCAGTTCAAATCAACCGTGTATCTAACTTAATCGCTCAGCGTACACGTCGTGGTGCTGGTAACTGGGCAGTAGTAAGTCCATTTGCTTTAACCATTCTACAATCTGCTACTACAAGCGCATTTGCTCGTACAACAGAAGGTACATTCGAAGCTCCTACAAACACTAAGTTTGTTGGTACATTGAACTCAGCAATGAAGATCTATGTAAACAGCTACGCAAACGACAGTACAGACGTATTGATCGGTTACAAAGGTTCATCAGAGTCTGATGCGGCAGCATTCTATTGCCCATACATTCCATTGATGAGCAGTGGTGTTGTTTTAGATCCATCAACATTCGAACCAGTCGTATCATTCATGACACGTTATGGTTATGTTGAGTTATCAAATACAGCTTCTTCTTTAGGTAATGCAGCTGACTACCTAGGTAAAGTTGGTCTAAGCACAACTTACGGAAACGTTAAGTTTAGCTAATCAACATACCGAGAGGTTGTTTATTACAAAGGGCTCTTCGGAGCCCTTTCTCTTGATCAGATAAATACTTTGTATGACTTACACAGGGTAAGTTTTATGCGGAAATCCAACCGCGTACGGCCTAAAACGCCATTATTTCTTAAGGAGAAAACAAAATGGGACGTCCTCTAAATAAAAAATATTTCGCTAACACAAACTATCAAGACTTTGGTACAGCAAACGTTGGCGGTGAATCAGTTGCCAGCGTAGCAGTTACTGGTACATTTGATGGCAAAACACCAGGTACATATGATATTCCAGCAAGTGTAATTAGTGCTCCACAAATTACCGGTGGCGCAAAACCAACAATGACTTTAACATATGTGACTGCTAGTACCGCTACAGTTGCAGTTGTTACAGCAGGTTCTGGTTATACCGGCACAGTAACAATCAGTGGCGCAGCCCTACAAGCATTAGGTGGCGCAGGTACAGGTACTATTGTACTAACAGCAACAATGACTACTGGTGCTACTGCTCGTCAAAACGGTATTCTAGTCGAAGCACAAATTGGAGCAGGTAGTGAAGTTACTACAGGTGACATTATTAAACAGTCTAGCGCAAGACGTTATAAAGTTCAAACAAGTGACGGCATCGCAGTATGTAAGTTAGTTACTACATCAGATCTTGGCGAAAACGAAATGAGTATTACAGCTACTGACAGTGTAGGCGGAACTTACTTTGTTAAGAAACTAACAGCACATAAAGTTACACTTGTTCCTATTGACGGCACACAGTTTGACAGCGGTGAAACTGCTAAGTGGTCGTTCACTACAACAGTAGTAAACTCACAAGTTACTATTGCCAACCAATAATATAAGGGACTTCGGTCCCCTATTAAGGATAACACATGTCAAGAGTTTTAAAAGTTAGCAATAGTGATTATAGAATTAAAGTAAAAGACACTGGATCAATTACTTTAGATACTGGCACGGCTGTAGGCACGGTATACGTAACTGGTAACTTAGTTGTTAAAGGTGAAACGACCACAATTAATACTTCACAAACTACTATTGAAGATAGAATTATTACTTTAAACAAAAGTACTGACAATGATGCTCAAAATCTTGCTGCCGGTATTCTTGACATCGGCGGCCTCCGTCAGTCGGGTATTGAAATTAATCGAGGAACTAGTTCAAAAGCACAATTATTGTTTGATGAAAATGTAAGTCACTATGATCCAATATTAACAACTAGTATACCTGGAACGTTTATTATTAGAACAGCTGACGGAATTTTAAGCGGGTTACGCCTAGCAAGTATTAGTCCTCCGGATTCTTATGACATGGTGTTCGATATGAACAACAGTCTTACAAAATTAAAGATTGTTAATATTACTCCAGCTAACTATGTTTCGTTACTGGACAACACTATTCCGTTAAGCCCTGACACCCCTGAAGACAATTTTATTCCAAATAAAAAATACGTAACTAGTTATGTTTCTGCCACTGGCGGCACTGCTAACGTAGATAATTTTCACTATCTTAGCAACCCTAGTTCTACTAGAGGTCAAGCGTATTCTAATTATATCAAGTTTACAGTATTGAGTCAAGAGCGAGCAAAAATTACGCCAACTGGACTAGTAGTTGACAATATTACATTATATCAAGATACAATATCAAATACTAGCGCATTAAATAATCTAGTGTTAACTAGTACAACAAATCAAATTAATGTTGATTCTATTGTAAATCTTAAACAACAAGCAAGTGATCCTAGCTCAGTAAGTAGCTACGGATTAGTCTACGCAAAAGATCCGGGAACTGGCATCGGAACTCCGGGTAAAACAGGATTATACTTCGTAAATAGTTTAACATCAGATGAATTAATCAGTAAGAACAGAGCAGTATTGCTTAGTATCTTACTATAAGGAAAAATATTATGGCATTGACAGCAACAGCAATTACAGTAACAGCACTAACCAGCGGCGGCGGAGCAAATGGTACACCTATCTATACTAGTAGTGGCAATAATGCTATTACTAGTATGATTGCGTGTAACAATAGTACTGGCGCAATTAATCTTTCGTTGTTTGCTGTACCAAACGGAAAAACTGCTTACGCAAATCCAGAGTGTACTATTGTTAGTGTGTTATCAATCCCAGCTGGCGAAACTGTTAGCTTTGATCAAGAAAAATTAGTATTAGGTAACAACGATATAATTTGCGCAATAGCAAGTTCAACATATTCAGGAACAGGTATTAGCGTAGTAGTAAGCACATTACCGGTATAAGCTATGAGATTTTTAAAAACTTTAACACTAAATCGCAGATCAATATATGATCCTCGTGCGGCAGTAGATGTTAATAATACATTTACAGTGGCTACAACAACTGATATGATATTGCCTAAGAGTAATAGTTCATTAGCCGCGGTTCAAGTAGAAGGCATGATACGCTATAATACAACTACTTATGAAATTGAAGTGTTCTCAGGCAATCCAGCTAGTTGGAGAACCCTGCGATATAAAGAAGCAACTGGCATTGATAGAGAAACTTACGTCGGCGATAACGCTACTCAGGTGTATGGTCCGTTGGCACCACAGCCTCCGACTACTGTAGAGAATGGAAAAACTTGGACCGGTGATAATTTAATCGTTATAGTGGGTAACGTTTTTCAAACATGGAGTGATAATTACTTCATTAAAACTGGTGTACAACTTGGAGCACCTTACGACACAGGGCCTAACGCTGCCAAATTTTACATTCAATTTACATCAACAACTCCGGGATTACTAACTCCTATCGTTATACTACATGGGTTCGATCAATAATCGAATTTAATAAAATATGTCACAAATAGGTCGAATTGGCGGTCCGGTACTTTCAGCAGACTTGCTAAGGGACGGTAGCGATCTAGCATTTGAAACAGACTTATTATACCTCTCAGTTGCGGATTTATCTAATCCGTTAAAAACTGTTGGACTTGGTATTAATAACAACAGTCCAAGTCAAAAATTACAAATCACCGGCACTAGTCACTTTGCCAAATCAGATCCACTGTTCCCTACTGACTGGATAATTGATACGCAAGCTGACCTTGCTGATTTATCGTTCCTTACATACAAGATTCAAAATACAGTTGGTGGTACTGGGGGCAGAATTTTCATTCAGCCAGACCAATCTGTAGATCCAAAGATTGTAACAAATGAAATACGCACAGCAAAACTAAAATTAGTTAATTCAAGTATCAGCACTCTGCTTGCTGACGACAACATTGAAATTACTGCTAACGGCCTTGGCCAAACTCAATTTTATACAACCACTGTTAATATTAATGGCAACCTAGCAGTTACTGGAAATTTACAATGGGACGGCAACACTATTACTATTGGTAGTGATGATACTGATCGAGTAATTTTTAATGCGGATATTAATAGTAATATTCTTCCTGATGTTAATAACTTATATACCTTAGGATCAACAACTAAAAAGTGGAATACCGTATATTCAACCAATATTAATACGTTAACCTTAGAAGCAGCCGCATTAACACTTAATGGCATCGACATGTTGTTGCCCCAAGGTAACACTATCTATGTTAGTGTAAACGGTAATGATACTAACAATGGTGTACATCTACATAACACATATAGAACAGTAAAACATGCGTTAAGTCAAGCAGTTGCTGGAGATAATATTGTAGTATTTCCTGGAACGTACATTGAAGATTTTCCTTTAACTGTTCCACAAGGTGTATCAGTAACCGGCACAGGTATCCGTGCAGTTACAATATATCCGTCAAGCGGAACAAACAGCAATGATGCGTTTTTACTAAACGGTGAAACTACCGTATCGCATTTAACAGTTGGCAGTTTTTTTTACAACAGTGTAAATGATACGGGTTACGGATTTAGATTAGCACCAAATTGTTTAGTAACAACTCGCAGTCCGTATGTTCAGAATATTTCAATTTTAAACAAAGGAACAGCAATTGACCTTCGAGATACAATTGATGGAGGTGAATTGGCAACCATAATTTTTGATCTTATTCTAGACGGTGGTGAAGTTCTTCCAGGATATATTGACAGCATTAATGGTGGCTTTGCTAATATTGATCCTGCTTTAGGATTTGCGTCAGGCGATGCTGGCCGCGGAGCACTAGTCGACGGATCAACAGTACATCCTGACAGTAAAGAAGCATCAATACTATTCCACAGCGTAACATTTATTGTACCAAACGCAAATGGGGTTACTGCCACTAACGGCGCAAGAGTAGAGTGGTTAAATTCGTTTACTTACTTTGCTAACAGGGGCATATATCTAACCGAAGGCACCGCAGGCTTTGCTAGTCTAAACACCCGCTTTGGCGCTGAGTTTCGAAGCATTGGCTCAGCAAACGTATATGGCACTTTTGGTGCAGTGGCAGATGGTGCTAGCACATTAGGGTACTTAGTTGGGCATAATTTTGCGTATATTGGCACAGGCGCTGATAGTCAGAACGATTACGATTTGGTTATACAGGCGAACGAAGTAGTTGCGATCAACGGCGGCCAATTGTACTATGATAGTATGGATCACAAAGGCGATTATCGTATTGGTGATATATTTTATGTAAATCAACAAACTGGCGCAATAACATTTAACGCACAAGCATTAGATTTTTCCGCAGGCGGCAGTATTGTTCTTGAAGGTGCCAGTGGACGAACAGAGATTACCGCTCAGTTAATATCAACAGGCAATATTGTAATACACGATAATAATATTGACTCAGTATTAGGCCCAGTTAATTTTTTAGCACAAACAGGCGTTACTACGTTAAACACTGATGTTACAGTAACTGGTTCATTAGGCGTAAGCGGAGATGTGTTAGTTAAAGGTAATGTATATCTAGGCAACGATCCGCTAGACACGGTAAGTGTTATTCCGTTATTAACTCAAACAATTAAACCTAATCTACATAATACATTTACATTAGGTACCGGCGGAGTTACGCCTAAAGTATGGAATACTGCGTATTTAACTTCTGTAAATGTTGATAACGTTACACAGTTAGCATCTAATACAATTACTACTCTTACCACTGACACTAACTTACAGTTAGTCGCATCTGGCACTGGAGTTATATCAGCGCCGTTAAAATCTGTAGACATTACAAACAATTTACAAGTTACTGGAACTACCACAGTTAACGGTATTACTAGCTTAAAGAATACAATAATCCGTAGCGAAACGTTAATACCAACTACTACACAGGTTAATCAAAACTTATCAGGCACAAGTGGCCCGACTGGATTTTTCTTCTACGGTTGGCAAATACTAAATCCTGGACAAACAGTACCTACGTTTGGTGTAATTCAACCGGGATGGACTGTGGTTGGGCAACCTACTTGGGTAGTCAGCACTGTAGGCGACGGCGTTACTAACTATGATATTACCATAACAGGTGGATCTTTTGCGTCAGGTGGCACATATTCGTTCACTGGTGATATTTTAACTTACGGTCCAAAAACATTAACACAAACTGGTAATTTGTTACAAACTGGCAGTACTAGTATCACTGGTAATATTACTAGTGTTAACAACATTACTGGGTATGATTACCTACAATCTTCACGCATTCAGATTAGCGGAAATTACATTAGTGCTATTGATTTAGACGCAGACATTAACTTTACAGCAGGTGGAAGTAATGGTGTTATACTTGATAGTCGTCTTAAAATCACTGACAACACCATTAGCAACGTATGGAGCGGAGCGACTACTAACGCACAAAAGAGTATATATTTTACTCCTAACGGCACTGGTAATGTAGTTATTAATTCTACAAAAGCAATACAGTTACCGACAAGTAATGACTCAAATAGGGTGTTAACAGCATTAGGTGAAGTTAGATTAAATTCAACAACATTAGTATTTGAAGGTAAAATTGCTGGCGGAATTATTCCTCTAAAAGGCATTTACGATTCTGATAGAAATACATATATAACGCCTGAACTAACGGTTGGCGCAAATGATAATACTTTAAGATTTTTTAACAACGGCACTCTTACTACTAGAATTAATACTACTGCCTTGTTGAATAATCTAATTCATATTGACAATATTCAACTAAGTGGAAATACTGTTAATAATCGTATCACAGGCGATGATCTAATATTTGCTCCTAACACTACCGGCGCAATCAATTTAAATAATCTATCGTTTCCAGAAAATACTATTAGAAACAATACAAACGGCGCCCTAACATTTAACAGCACCGGTGTTGGTTATGTAAAATTTGGCGGCACTTATGGTGTTGTAATTCCTACAGGAACAGGTAACCCTGCGTATGCTCCAGGCACTCCAGAAAATCAAAGACCAGTGACCGCAGAAATTGGTGAAGTGCGACATAACACTTCATTAAACTATATGGAAGTGTATAACGGTACAATCTGGATCCCTGCTGTAGGCACACTAGGCGCCGCACCGCTTGGCGAAGTCCTTGACATTATGGACTTCTGGAGCCTCATCCTCGGCTAAAAGCCAAAATCCACTAAATACTATTACTGTAAGAGTTGACCAAACTTTTACGATATTCGACTGTGGTAAACCCGCAATGCAAGGTGGTTATCCGTGAAACTCGGTGTATAAAGGAGCGCATATGGCTGTTGGTCGCATTTCAGGTCCGCTCTTAAAGTCCAATCTTCTTCGTGACGGAGTTGATTTAGCCTTTGAGACAGACCTACTCTATCTTGATGTTATTAATGGCCGCGTTGGTATAAACACTGGCACACCTGACTACGATTTAGACGTCAACGGAACAGTCCGCTCAACAAATGCTATAGTAGATACACAAACAACAATTGCTACTTTTACAGTAAGCGGCAATACAATAGCAAGTTCAAACTCAACTATTAACTTAGAACCAAGCGGAGCAAACGCTGTAGTTTATCAAGGTAAACTTCAAGTTAATAGTAACTTACAACTAACATCTAACGCAATTAGTACAACAGTTACCGATGCTGATTTAGCATTTAATACGCTAGGCACGGGTCAAGTAAATATTAACAGCAATACATTTATTGACGGTAATTTACACGTAACTGGTAATTTACAAGTTGACGGCGACTCTGCCGGACAGATTACAATTGGTGATGCTAATACAGACGCCGTTGATTTCAAAGCTGATGTTGCTAGTAACATTATTCCAGACAATCAATCTCCGTTATATACTCCGCTTTATAATTTAGGATCTACTTCTAAACGATGGGCAAATGTTTATACTACTGATATTCAGTCTACTAGCATTACTACTGCTGGCATTACAATTAATGGAATTAATTTAGAATTACCACAGGGCAATATCTATTATGTTGCTACTACAGGTAGCAACTCTAACGCAGGTGAACACGAAAATAATCCGGTACTTACTCTAAAATATGCGTTAAGTTTAGCAGGCACTGGCGACACTGTTTATATCTATCCTGGTGTATATACTGAAATATTTCCCTTAACTATTCCTGCTGGAGTAGCAGTTAAAGGCTCTGGAATCCGCGCTGTTACTATTCAACCTACTGTCGGAACGGTTGATAAAGATGCGTTCTTACTCAACGGCGAAACTACTATTGAAGATTTAACTGTTACTGGATTTAGATACAACGGTACAAATGATACCGGATATGGCTTCCGTTTTGCTACAGGATTTACAGTATCTACTCGTAGTCCCTACATTAAAAATATAACAGTATTAACTCGCGGTAGCGTGACAAGTCCAAGTGACCCGTATGGATTTGATCAAAATGACGCAGGTAAAGGGGTGTTTGCTGATGGTAGCGTAGCAACTGTTTTAAGTAAAGAAGCTAGTATACTATTCCACAGCGTTACATTTTTTACACCTAATCAAGAAACAGTTACAGCAACAAACGGTGTGCGCATCGAGTGGTTAAACTCATTTAGTTATTTTGCTGACAAAGGATTTAATTTATATTCAAGTGCTTCAGGGTTTGCCGGCGCAGGGTTAACACGACTACGTATTAATACTCGTGTTGGTACTTGGGCTGTTGGAAATACCTTAAGTTATTATGATACTGACGGTACAACACTTTTAGCCAGCGGCGTTATTGACAGTATTGACAGCAATTATGTTAATCTTACTGGGCGGTGTTTAGGCTTTGAAACATTAACAGACCGTATTGGCAAAACAGTATACCCGCAAGGCGATGCTAAGTTATCAACCGCACAGAAGAAATTTGGAACAGCAAGTTTAGTTTTAGATGGTGACGGCGACTATATTACTATAACGTCGCAACCAGATTTTGAATATGGTACTGGAGATTTTACCTTTGAGTTCTTTTGGAGGCCAACTGCTCTCGGAACTCAACAAATTTTATTAGACTGTAGAACTGCCAGTAACGATACAGCATTGTATTTAGAAATGAATACTGCTGGTAATATTCGATTATTTGTTAGCAACGCATATCGAATAACATCATCAGTAGCTTGTACAGCAGGCACATTTAATCACATAGCACTATTTAGAGTCGGTGGCGTCACTAAATTAGCAGTCAACGGGACGCTAACACCAACAACGTGGACAGACTCTACTAACTATCCAGCACGACCATTTAGAATGGGGGCTAGCTGGACCGGCGGAGCACCGAGTACAGGATACATTGATGAAGTTCGCGTGGTCAAAGGTGTAGCAAAATACACAACTTCAGTGACAGTTCCGACAAGCACATTGTTTAGTGACTTAGATACTGTAGTGTTATTACATTTTAATGGTACAAACAATAGTACAACATTTTTTGATGATGGCAATACGTATCAAGATTTAAGAACAAGCGACGGCGGAACAGCAACTATTATCAACTTTGCTGACTACGGCGACTTTGGAGTTGAAGTTCGATCAATTGGTTCAGCAAGTATCTATGGCGATTATGGTGTGTACGGTGACGGTATCGGAGTTATTGGCTATTTTGTAAGCCATAACGTTGCGTATGTAGGTGCTGGAAAATTAATAACTAACGATCCTAATGATCGAATTGCCGCTAACGAATTTGTACAATTAAACGGCGCAAAGATTTATCATACTGCGGTAGATAACGAAGGTAATTTTACAGTCGGTGATGGGTTTTCCGTTAATCAAAAAACAGGCGAAGTAGTATTCAACGGACAGCTTTTAACAATTACCAGTGCTACCGGTGTAATATTTACTGACGGTGTATATACTACAACAATTACTCCGTCAGATATCACAACTGGCAATATTAGAATTCACGATAATAATATTGACAGCTTAACTGGCGACATTATTGTAACGGCTGCCAGTGGCGCAATTAATTTACAAAATAATACTTTTGTTACAGGTAACTTAGACGTAACTGGTGATATAAATATTGGCGGCAATATACAAATTGGTGATCAGACCACTGACACTATTAGTTTTGTTGCCGGAATTAATAGTAACCTTGTACCTGCTACAACAGCATTTTATGATTTAGGTACTCCCAGCCTACGCTGGAACAACGCATATCTAAGCAGATTAGAAGTTGACGGCCTAGTTATTGACAGTAACACAATTAGCACCACTATTGGTAATGATAATTTAACCTTGTCAGCAAACGGCACTGGAAAGATTGTTGTTCCAAGTAATGATGTTGAGTTTGATCAAAACTTAACTGTTGGCAATGATTTAACAGTTACTACAGGAACAACCTACTTAAAAGATACTACAGTAGTTGGCACTATTACACAAACTGGCGATATTATTCAAACTGGTAATTTTACTTCTAGTGGCGATTTAGATATTACTGGACATATTACTAGTACTGGGTATTTGCAATTACCGCAAGTAAGAATTGAAAATAACGTAGTATCGACAACTGGAACAGATTTACAATTACAAGCTAATGGGTTAGGTAATGTAGTAATTGAAAATATCAAAGTTAGTGATAATAATATTCAAAGTATTTCTACTAACAGCGACATTATTCTTACTCCGCAAGGCACTGGCAATGTAATTATTAATAACACACAAAGTTTACAAATTCCAGTAGGTAACGGAACATCAGAAAGACCAGGCACACCGAATAGTGGTATGTTACGATTTAATACGGATTTAAATCGTTACGAAGGGTACAACGGTAGTTATTGGCAAACACTAAGCGGTGTTGAAGATACTGACGGCAACACAAAGATCATTGCTGAGGCAACTCCGGGCGCAAACGATAATACCTTATATTTTTATGCCGACGGCAGCTTAATGGTAACTATTGATAGTACTAAGTTGTTTGCTGAAAGAATTCAAACAAGCAATATAGATTTAAATGGCAGTACAATTACTAGTATTACCTCAGGGACAGATTTAAATTTAACAGCAACAGGAACTGGTGGTGTTAGATTAGGAAATTTAAGAATTTATAATAATTCTATTACTAACGTAGCAACAAATGCCGTTACAGAATTTACCAGCACTGGAACAGGGTATGTAAAATTTGCTGGAACAAACGGAGTAGTGATACCATCTGGCAACGGTTCTCTTGATCGACCACTTACTACTGAAATAGGTATGACTAGATTTAATACCACTGGACAACTTGTTGAAGTATTTGACGGTGTTACTTGGACTAGCGTAGCAGGTGCGTCTGGCGGTGTTACAACCATTGAAGCCAACAGCCTTGGAATCGCATCAGCATTGATATTTGGATAATAAATTATGGCAAACTTTTTTAGAACAACAGTAAGTAAAAACATTGGAACAACTCCTGTAGATTTAGTTGCAGGGGCTGCAAGTAGATTTACAATCATCGGTTGTAATCTCGCAAACACAAAAGATGAGGATGTGATTGTTGATATTAAAATAATAGACGACACCGCCGTTGAAGGGTATTACGTTAAACAATTAGTAATTGCGCCTTATACTAGTGCTAAAGTAGTAACTAATGGTGAGAAAATTATTCTTGCTGAAAATTGTACACTACGTATTGTTAGTGATACCGCAGCCAGCGTTGACGCAGTCATCAGCTATGCTGAGATTATATAAAGGAGATTAACATGGCAGATAATTATGAATTTGGAAGATCAGCAGACGACTTACTTGGCGGATCACCAAAATATTTTTACGCATTACGTAGAACTGACGACGGAGAAGTATATTTTGTTCGAGTCAATCAACTGAGCAGAGAAGATAGCGTACAAATTAACAACGACGGCACTGTTGACGGTGACTATCTTGAGTTTGAAGTAGGTGTAGATTTTTTTGAAGGACGCGATGTTACCCACGAATTGACATATGATAATTTAAAATATGAGCAAATGCGTTGGGACAACAGAAATTTATACTATTATATTGATGCGAACGGGCAATTGTGTGTAAGAACCGATACAAAATATCCGTACCCAGCCGGCATATAAATACACTAAGTTAAAAATATTGAGGTAGAAAATGGCAGAATTTAAATTAAACAGAATTAGATTTACTTGGAAATCAGACTGGGCAACCGCCACCGTCTATACTAAAGACGACATCGTTCGATACAGCGGAAAATCTTATGTATGTTTAGTAGGGCATACTTCCTCAGCTGATTTTAATACTGATTTAGAATTTATTAATACTGCGACGCAACCAGACCTTGCTGATCCAAAATGGGTATTATGGTTTGACGGATATGAGTGGAAGGGTGACTGGCAACGTAGTACGTTTTATGATCTAGGTGATTATGTTAGATATAACGGAATAGTTTATATCTGTAACGACAGCCATACTAGCGCATCAACAGTAGCACTAGGGCTAGAAATTGATCAAGGCAAGTGGACAGCTTATGCTATTTCTGAAAATTGGACAACTGATTGGACAACATCCCGTAGATATAAATTAAATGATCTTGTGCGCTATAGTGGTAGAATTTATAAATGTATAAATGGTCACACCAGCGCGGCGACATCTACGTTAGGATTAGAAGCAGACAGTGGTAACTGGACTTTACTAAGTTACGGATACGAGTGGAAGACCGACTGGGCTATTAGTACTAGATACAAAATTGGCGACATTGTTAGATATGGCGGAATTGTATATACTTGTACACTAAATCATACATCTGCTGCCACCCTTGCTACCGGGATTGATCCTGATATTAGTAAGTGGAGTGTATTACACAACGGTATAGAATACAAAACATACTGGACCGCAAGTACTCGATATAAATTAAATGACATTGTAAAATATGGTGCTGATCTATATATTTGTGTAACTTCACATACATCTGACATTGGATTTGACACTAATAACTTTTCTGTGTGGCTACCAGGATTAGAATTTGTTAACGCATGGGACGCTACAGTCTATTATATCAAAGGCGACATAGTTACCTATGGTGGTTACCAATACACTAGTAATACTACAAACAATATTGCAAATATTCCCTCAACAAGCACAGCAAATTGGACTCTACTTGTAAAGAATTATAATATTTGTAATGAATGGAACGCCGGTGTTGCGTATAGAACTGGCGACCTAGTAAGACGTGGCGGCTATTTGTATGTTGCGGTTGCCGACAGTATAAATCAAGACACATTAAATAATGCCACGTTCTGGGAAATTGTTATTCCAAGTATGAAGTGGATGAATCGTTGGGTAATTAGTACAACGTTCACTATCGGCGATGTGGTAACGTATTATTCAACAGCATACATTTGTACAAACACTCACCTGTCAGCACTTCCGCCTACAACTCCTAATGGTAACTGGGACATCTATATTAGAGGCGAGCAGTTTGAAACTTTGCAATCACAAGGTGATATACAATCGTTTGATCAGGGTGTTCCGGCTGCTATTCCAATTGGCGTAGACGGCGCTTTATTAAAAGCAAAAATTTCGTCAAGCACTTCACTATCTGTCCCAGCATGGGACAGTTGGGGGATCATTGGAAAAGTTTATTATGTCTCCCCAACAGGAACCGACCGACCAGATTACGGATTAACAATTCAAACAGCATGGAAAACGGTCAAGTATGCGTGTGAGCAGGGCGGCGGCTCTCCGGCTCCTGGTGAGCCAAACGGTCCACTAGTGGGCCCGGCAACTATTAATATTAAAACTGGTACTTACAATGAAACACTACCGATTAAAATTCCAGCAGGTGTTGCCTTAGTAGGTGACGAGTTACGAGGCACAGTTATTCAACCAGCAGTTATTATTAATTGTGTTGCTACAGCCTCAAGTTCGACTACTAATAGAATCACTGTAAATACCACAGTTGGAATTACACCAAATATAAACATACAAGTAGTAACGCCTACAATTATTACCACAGCCACATCAACATCGGCAGCTGGTAATAAAATTACGTTAGGCTTTACTATTGGAGCATATATTAATATGCCAGTAGTGTTTACTGGTCCATCGTCTTTTGGAAATATTGTAGCAGGAACAACGTACTATATACAATCATACGATTCTGTAACTGCAACAATCACAGTAAGTGCCGCGTACGGCAGCTCAATAATTGTTACTCAAATTGACGCCGCAGGCGCAATGACAGCAACGCTTGGCGGATTTGCAGGTCTTGACTCCGGACGAACATATTATGTAATCGGCTCGTCAATCACACCGACAACATTTCAAGTATCATTTACCTCAAATGGTACTATTCCACTAACCTTAACAGATACTGTAGATCAATCAGCGGCAATATACGGCGGTGACGCAATTAAAGATATGTTTTACGTTCGTAACGCTTGCGGAATTCGCAATATGACGTTAACTGGGTTACTTGGCGGATTAGGCCCCGCAAATTCATACGGTTCTAAGCGACCAACCGGCGGCGCATATACGTCATTAGATCCAGGAACTGGTCCAGATGACGCATCGGTACACATTATTACCAAGTCACCGTACACTCAAAACGTTACATTATTTGGAAAAGGATGCGTTGGATTAAAGATTGATGGAACTTTACATAACGGTGGAAATAGATCTATTGTTGCTAACGATTATACTACACTGATTAGCGAAGGCATTGGTGTGTGGTGTACCGGCCCGTCTTCACTAACAGAATTAGTATCGGTGTTTGCCTACTATAGTCACTGCGGGTATCTAGCAGAAAACGGTGGAAGAATCCGTGCTACTAACGGAAATACATCTTATGGGGATTACGGATGCGTGGCTGAAGGATTTGACCTTACTGAAGTTCCTATTACTGGCACTGTTAATAATAGAAATCAACACGCTCAGATAGCATCAGCATTTATTGGAGAGGCCACTAATAAGCTTCTTAAATTAGAATTTAGCAATGCTGGTCAAAATTATACAGGCGCATCGTTTGCGTTTACAGGTGCGGGTACAGGTGCTAGTGTAATTGCTGACGAATTTAGAGATAACGGTATTTTTGAATCTCGAATTTTAGGATCAGATTTTGAAGCAGGCGGAAGCGGATATTTAACTTCTGGCAACCAGGCCCAGGCCGGTGATACTCAAACAATTACAATTGCGTCAAATGATCAAAATACGTTTGACGAATATTACGGCATGCGAGTAATTATTACCAGCGGTACTGGAGTTGGACAATACGGATATATTGCGTATTACGATGCTGTAGGTAAAATAGTTACAGTAGCAAAAGAAGGTACTACTGCGCTAACATCTTCAGCAACTTCTGCTACAAATAACATAATTTCAGTCCAAGACGCAACGTTATTCCCAATAGGCACCGCAGTAGTGATGGTTCCAAACCAACAGAACACTACAGGATTTTTAACGTCAAGGACTGTTGTTAACATATCAGCTGGATATATTATAGGAACTACGTTATATGTCGTTTCAGTAACAAGTGGAGCAATCGCTGTAGGAATGGTGTTATCCGGATCAACTATTCTTGGGAACACTAGAATTGAAGCAAATATTTCAGGCTTTAGTGCCAACAGTACTTGGAGAGTTAGCATTGGGCAAACAGTCGGAACAGTACTAGCACCAGTTGCTATTACAGGAGTTAACAATTTAGTATCGTTAACATCAACTGCTAACATGTATGTTGGAGAGCTAATTGTGTTTAGCGGGTCAACTTTTGGAAATATTGTAAGTGGCACTCAATATTATATTAATAATATTATAGGATCAACCGTTGCTATAAGCGCAACATCAGGTGGGAGCGTATTTACACTAGCAAATGCTACTGGTTCTATGTCAGTTGTTGCAGGTGGCATGTTAGGTGGACTAACAGCAGGACAACTATACTACGTTATTGCTGCAAACTACTCGTTAATAGGATTTGCGGTTAGTACTGTACCGGGTGGTACCGCTGCAACAGTCACTACACAAACTGTAGGTAGTTTTATGACTGTTCATGCTGTAGGATGGGAAAACATTGTAGCAGGAACAGCGGCGGTGGCGCCTCTAGATTCAACTACTGTATACTCAATTGAGCCAAGTATTAGATTTGTAGAACCACCGTTTCAAGCGCAATTAAAAGGAATGCCGGTCGGTAACTGGAAATCAGTAGCCTTTGGTAACGGAAGATTTGTTGGCATTTCAACCGCCGGAACTTCAGTGTATTCACTAACTGGGAGCGACTGGACCGCTGGGGGTAATCTGCCAGCAGGAACTTGGACAACATTAGCATTTGGCGGTGTCAATAATATATTTGTCGCAG